AAGGTAGCGAATCGTCTGCGCCTATAATTTAAACCCGATGAGTGCAAAAGCCGCACCAACGATTGATAACTTTGCAGGTAATTTCACCTCAATTTCCTTTCCAGCGCACTCTTTCGATGTTTCCTTAATCTTGTCCCAAATGATTTGAGCAAGTTGAACGTATTCGCGCCACGTAAATTTAACCTTGTTGCCCTCAAGATGAACATTGATTTCCGAAGCCAACTCCGCAAAGTTCATTGAGTAACAAGCCACGTCCCCTAATGGACTTTTTACCGTATCTGCATTTTTCAATGCTTCTTTTAAATTAGTCTGCATATTATGTTTTTTTAAAGATTCAATAATTGTAGAATGAGTGTTTATTTTTTCCATTGGTTTAACGATTAAAAAAACGTGTTATTAAAACGCCAAGATTTACACCGGTAATGCGTTTAATATTTTCCGAAATAGAATAAAGCTCCACCGTCGCAATTAAGAACGCTGCCATGTACGTTATGTTAGGAAGGCTAAACGTATTCCTTGCACCCTCGAATATTAGGATAGCACAAAAATACACTATTATTTTTTCAATTGTTCGGTAAAGTCCACGGCTGTTTATCTTTTGACCTTCCTTCTTTGCAGCGAGTATTCCCGTTCCCATGTCCGCAAAAACCACGAAGATTGTAAAAATCAAAAATCCTTTAATCGGAATAAAGAATGAAAATATCCAGCCACAACAAATCGCGTATGTTATTTTCTCCCATCCAAGATGCAAAAAGTTGATTAAGGTTGTTTTCATTATTCTTTTTTTATGAGCCTAACATTACCGTCAACGGTTGCAAATTTACCATCAGCGTATTTATACAAGTCGTATTTAACGGAGTTAAATGTAAAGGATATTTGATTAGTAAATGTCGATAAAAGTAGGTTGGTTGAAATCGTGTAAACTTTGCCGTTATCAGGATTGAAAATTAAACGCTTGTTTACATTTAATTCAATAACTCCATCAATGATTTCACCGTTGAAATTTAGCCTCCAGTCTCCAAGAAACTTTGCCGTGTCCCTTTGAGCCGTTGTAAAATACACAGGCTTACCACTAATTTGAACGTGCAAATCATTGTAGTAATTTATCCTTTGTACAGTTTTGCCTTTAGTAATTAAAGGTTTAGCATGAATGGCTAATGTGTTGCTTTGCCTTTCAGCATCGGTAACAAGGCTTTGAATGGCAGTTGCAGAATCGCCCAATATTTGCTTTGAGCCTGTGACAGTGCTATCCGACAAAGTAGTTTGCTGAATAATGTAATAAATGTTTCCTTGCTTTTGAATGTAAACCGTGTCTTTTACGACATCTTGCGCAAATGAAAACAAGGGAAGGAATAAAAATAAGTATCTCATTTTATTTGTTTTCGAGGTTAATAATTCTTTGTTCAAGGGCTTTAATGAGGGCTTGTTGCTCTTGTACAGCTTTAACTAAAATAGGTATTAATTTTTCAGTCATTAGTCCAAGTGCGCTGGAAAGGAAATTGAGGTGAAATTACCTGCAAAGTTATCAATCGTTGGTGCGGCTTTTGCACTCATCGGGTTTAAATTATAGGCGCAGACGATTCGCTACCTTATGCGGCTTCAGGGAGGTATATTGATTTATGCCTCCCTTTAAAAATATATAAATATGAATAAAAATGAATTTTGTATTTTCTTAGATGCTGGTCATGGAGGTATTAATCCTAAAGTAAAATTACCTAATGGATATACTACATTTCCATCTAAATGTAGCCAACACAATAACGGCAAATTTCATTCTTATGGATGGTTTTTTGAAGGGGTGTTTAATCGGGCCGTTACCATCCTCATTGAACAATATTTGAATGATTGGGGCATGACCACAATGAAAGTTTATGATGAAATAATTGATACACCATTAAGTAAAAGAGTGCAAAAGGCAAACTTTGCAGCTAAAAATTATAAAGGTTCAATTTACCTAAGCATTCACGGAAACGCAGCTGAAAATAAAAGTGCTAGGGGATTTGAGGTGTTCACATCACGGGGTCAAACCCAGTCGGATATTTATGCAGAATTTCTATACAAAGAAGTTAAAAAATCCTATCCAAATTGGGTTTTTCGTTCTGATAATAGCGACGGGGATCACGACAAAGAAGAAAGATTTTACGTTTTAACCAAAACCCTAATGCCTTCGGTTTTATCTGAAAATGGTTTTTTTACAAACTTTCAAGATGCTAAAATGATGTTTGACCCATCATTCCAAAACACGATAGCAAGGTGCCATGCTAAAGCAGTTATTGATTATGCTGAATCAATGGGAGTGGTAATGTTTTAAATGGAAAGGGCTAGACATTTGCCTAACCCTCTTATTTACCACTAATTAACAAATTGCAATATACCTAGTTTATAAATTTCTTCAGTAAAGTTAACGCCAAATCTTTTGTTGCATCACCATTTGATTCCTTATAAATTTTGTACGCTATCGTTATCATTCTCCCAGGTTCCATGAAATCCATCGGAGGTCTTTCGTCTTTCAATAATGGTTCCATGTAAAATTTCAAAATGAATATTTTAGCTTGCGTACCTTGGGCATGTTTTATAGGTTTAGGATACAATTTAGAAATTTTTTCAATTTCTTTCCATGTAGAAATTTCAATGCCGTCTATTATTTCAACTTTTTGTTTCATCTTTTCATATAATTTTTAGCCTGAATAGCAAGTGAAAAACAATCTATTTCATCTTGACTTATCTTAGCTGGTTTAAAATCTGGTTCAAATGTGTAGCCTTCGCGTTCGAAGATTTTTAAAAACATTTCTTTACTCCATTTTTTGCCCTTTTGTTCTGGAGAAATATTGTAAACTTCGCATCCATTGTCTTTAATCCATTCGTAGGCTATTCTGGAAGCACCTTGATTCATGCCTACATTTCGGGACAGACGGGACAAAATAGCCCTGTTTGTCGAATTATTAAAGGTAATATTTTGAAGGCTAGAATCCTCTACCATTACAACAGGATTACCTAAATTTTTCCAAAAGATAGAATCTTTTAAAAAATCCAAAAACCTTTTATACCTTTTAAATTCAACTGTTTTATCATGCTCAATAAAACATGCGGCCATTCCGTTTAGTCTTAATGCTGGGTCAACTCCTATAAATGTTCTCATTAATTTTGGCTATTTCAATCAATTTTAATAAACTATTAATTTCAGCATTTTCGTATGTTTCAAACAATTCATGTTTAAAACAATAAGTACTTGTTTCGATGTTAAAAACATGAGAAGCCCATTTAAAATTCAACCTATAAATTGCGCCTTCCAATCTGTATTTTTCCCTAAAAAATCTAAATGCCTGGGAGAATGTTGGAGCTAAAGTAATTGATTTTTTATTTGGAAAATAAGTCCAACCATTATATATATCAACCGATATTAATGTCCTTAATTTACCAGAATCATTGTAATAATATGTAAAACAAGGCTCATTAAACCCTAATTCTTTTAGCTTTTTAGCTATTTCGTATGTTACAAATTGATTTTTCATGATGATTTTACCTTTTGTTTGGATATTCGGGCGGGAAAGAAACATTCGAGCATAGTCTGACTACCCTCATTGAACATTGCATTGTCCCGCCCTTCAATCCTTTTTCAGAGGCAACTGAAAATGTTAATATTTGTTTCTGTTTCCTTTTAAGAACTCAATGTAATTATGTGCTGAAATATGGCTTTTAAAGTTAGCTATATTATCCACCTTGTCCATTACACTTGCCTTGTATCCTAATTCTTTCAATCCTTCTGTAGGCTCTGTAATTTCAAGTGTTGGCAAGTGATAATCTTTATGCTGGTAAATTACTTTTTTGCCTTTTGTGATTTTTATAATGTTAGCATCGAGCAAAGCGCCCCCGCCATAACTATTTTTAGTCTTTATCAATAAGGGTATTTTTGAAGTGCCCGTGCTACGCCCAACCCTCCCAATAGTATCTAATTCCTCCATCCAATCCCGCCCCGTCTTATTATCCCCATAAAACACTCGTATGCGTTCATTGTATTGTCTTGAGTGCTCCAAAATATCAATTACTTGTTGTAGCGTTTCTACTTTGTAGCTTGTGCCGTTAATTACTTTGTATTGTTCCATAATAGTTGCCTCCTATTTTAGTTTTTTACTGTTTTGGATTAATTAGGGCGGGGATAACTATCCCCACCCGTAAAAATTACATTACCATTCTTGAGCCTTTGCAAATTCATTAACAATTACTTTGTTAATAATGTGGCAACCAATTTTAATATGCTCTGCTGTATTTTCTACTACAGTATAGCGCCCTATTTCTTTGCCCAATACGTCTTTGCCATTTTTCAATGCAAGGTAAAGGACTTTTGCCTCCTTGTAATCCACATCCGCCCCTTGTGACGTTTCGACACGCCCGTCCTTTGCTCTCAAATAGCATTCAGATACGTGGTTGTTAAATTGGTAGGTTGATATATTAGCGCCCTCTTTCCATTCTTGTAATTTAGATAAGGCAAGTTTGTGTTGTTTTGATTGCTCCCTTTTTGCTCTCGCTTGCTTTTGCTCCCATTCCTTTTTGTCGGCTAACTGTTTTTGAATTAACAGCGTATCCGCATCATTACCCAAAAAATCGGTAGCCAATAGCGTCTTGAATTCGTTGAATTTTGCCGTTGGCAAATTTCCCTTGTTTAGATGCTTGACTTTCCTAACATTGTTTTTATAGCTTATATTCTCTCTTTTGTTCTGTAGTGTTTCAATAGTCAAACCGAATGCACTCAAAAACTTTATAGCCTCATTTTTGTATTGCTCAGCCTCTTGTTTGTATCTTACAATAGTTTGGGGACGTATACGGGGCGCTTTGCTTGCCTTAACAGCATTATAAATAAGGTCGGTATACTTTTCTAATTCAAGCCAAAATTCTTCGTTATATTTCCGCAAGTGGCGGGGATTGCTAACCGTTATAACTGTTTTATTGTCGGGGATTGCGCGGGATACTACATATTTATGCTTTGATGTAGTGTTACTGTAGCCCTCTCTTGCAAAGAATATAACATTCTCGTTGCCCTCCATTATTTCAGCTATTGCGAAGTGACTACCATAGGAATAAATAGTACGTCCGTTAAAATAAAAATTTCCGCTATTCCTTGCGTTATCTTGTTCCTGGTGCGCCCATAAGTGGGCGATTTTGTTTAGGTCTGTAAATACGTGTTTCATTGTTTGCCTCCTTTGATTTTTAGATATTGGTTGTTTGTTACATTATTGCTTTAATACAATTGCTTAAAATTGTGTATCTCATTGGGTGGGTGGTGCTATATTTTTCGGCTTCGCTCATTGCGAAGTTTATAAAGTCCTTTTTCTGTTTGGCTGTTAACTGTTTTTTATCAATTATTCCGTAAATTTCGGGGGACAAACTAGCCCATTTGAGGACGCTCAATTGGTCGGGGGTTAACTTATCCCCTTTATTTATCTCTACTTTACCGTAGCCGTTTAAACTTTTTAAAATCATTTTTTTGCCTCCTATAGTTAGTTAATTTCTTGCAATTCGTTCATCTCTGTTTCGTTGAATAATGAACATAAATTTTTATATTCATCCTTAACAGCGTTATAGATTCGTTCCGCTTTTTTGCTGTCTGTATCATACCCAAAATTACTACAGAAGTCCTCAAATGTTTCGGGGTCGTATTTAGTCAGGCAAGCCAAGATATTATAGTTTGTAGGCTTGTCAATTTCTTCTTTTCTAACTGACTTCGTAGTGGTTTTTTCTAATTCTCTTTTAATTGCGTTTGTTACACATCTGAGAACCTCCCCACTATTCATTCTTTTGGGTTGGTCGTATCTCGATATCCTTTTTGTTTCACAATATTCTCTAAGGTTTTTATTGTAGTCCTCCGCTAATTTGTCGGCAAGTGTTGAAATTTCCTCTATTGATATTTCAAAATTATTTTCCTTCAATAACTCGAATTTTACAGAACCATCCACAACCCCCTTAAAACCTCTGAACCCTGCAAACACTTCTATTTTTTCCGCTGTTTCTGTTATTGGGATAGTTACCTCGTTACAAGAATTTGAAATACTATCCCCAAAATTAAAAGAAAAAGATTTTTCGCCCTTGCTTATTGTGATTTTAAAAATGTTCCTTTGTGTTTCTTCGCCCTCAAAATGGCTACCGAATTTTAAAAAATCGGCTGTTATTATTGCTCCTGACTTTGCTAAAAAATCGTTTGCTTGTTGTTCGTATGTGTTCATATTGTTGCCTCCTTTTTGATTTTAGCGGGGATTAAGCCCCGTAGATTAATAGATTAACTACAGTGCAAGCCATTACAAATATGGCAACGCCTATAAATATTTTATTCTCAAGGCTTACTTTGTTAACCTTGTTTTGTTTGCGCGCTTGCTCATTCATGGCGCGAAGTTCTTTTAATACTGCTTTTGAATACATGTTGCCTCCTTTGTTTAGTTTAATACTCGTTTAATCTCTGTTTTAACCTCTTTCAATGTGTTAAATTTATTAGTACCGTAGTTGTATATAGATAGATGATATAAGCCACCACTATAATAAACAGTGCACCCATTACTCAGGTGCATAATGTCGCCCGCTTTTAGGCTTTTAGCGTTTAAATTTTTCATAATATAGATAATTTAGCACCCCCGCCACCGTTCGAAGGTTAGCCCCAAAAATCGGGCGGGCGGGGGTTGATATTTTAAAAACTTTGTCCATACTTGTGTTAAGCCCTCGTTGATTCGAGTTTAAACAGACCACCACAATAAGAAATATAATATAAATTCAATTTTGAAAATTCGGTTGCATAATTGCAACGGGGTTACACTCATCACCCTATATTGATTAACTGTTAATAGCTTTCGCCTGCATCCGTTTGTATTGCTGTTTTCCTATCCTCATTCATTCCGTTAACTTATGGCTGTTCACTCCTTAACATCCAAGTTCTAACAACAAACAACACTTTTGCACCATGCGCCCTAATATATAGGCTAGCTTTATGTGTATCAATATGTCAAAGAACGCGATCTAAAATTTTAACCTTTCAGCCCCCAAAAAGCGGGGACAAACAAAACAAAAGTATTTAATGCACTGTAATACTATAGAGAGAATAAACAAACAAACTAACCAAGTATCGTATT